TGTACCTACTTCACCAAACTCAGTATCGTAAGTTTCAAGTGTGCTTCCACCGCTTACAAAATCATCCACAACGATAATCTCTGACATCTGATACTGATTATTTGACGTATCTGCAACTTGAGCAACAAAATATGCAACATCATAAGTATCAGGATAAGATGCTACAGTGTGAATTCCAGGTGAGCTTGAAGAAGTAATACTAGTGGTTCTTGACTCAATTCTGGCATGTTTCATATTGAAAGTGCCGATACCAGTGATACCTGCTGTTGCCAGACCCACTTGAATTGTATTAACTACGCCAGTTGTACCAATACCAACATCGGAGTTAGGATGGAACGTAACTTCAAGGTTTGATCCGTTAATCGCTGCACTATAAGTGCCCAGACCCACTTCAGCATCATCACCAACAGTGGTTGTCAGTTGACCATATTCAAGTATTTCAATATCAGTTCCGTTGTGAACGATGTTAAGATTATTATATTCAAATTCAGTGGTATTAATATCAGGGGAAATTTCGACTAACACTTTGACAGAATTATGAGTGCTAGCAATACTAACGATTGTTGTGGCTCCGATCCCGGAACCGATTGTTTTACTATCAGTGTTAATGATAGATGGTCCAACCGCAGTGGTTCCAGTGCTCAATAAATTATCATCTAAGTTGTAAGAGATAGCAGCAATTTGATAATCATTTACCTTAAACTTTGTTGGGAAGAACTGCAACTGCCCATCTGATCCAGAAACGGTAAAGTCAAATGATCCCTGATCATAAGTGCTTTCAACTCTACCATATTGATTAATATAACCACGAGAACCATCATGAATTAAATCAACAATCATTAACTGTCTTTGTGCAGTAAACCTTGTATCTCTTACATACGTGATGTACTTCATAGCTCTCCTTGAAGAGAGAGTAAAGGTATTAGCAATACTAAAAGCAGTTGGTCTTGGGTCACTATTAAATTGACTACTTACATCATCAATTAATAGAACTCTATTTCCAACAGACTCAAGGAAGTCTTGAAGAATTCTGCTTGAGAATCTAATTTCAGTGGATAACACTCTTGCATCAACATTCAAGAAGTTTTCGCTTACAAGATCAAAGTCATATACACAATTCAAATCACCAAATCCAACTGCCTCAATAATTTGATCAACTGTTGTTTGGTCTGTAGATATTCCTACATTAACTCTAGAAACACTTTCTAATTGATAATCAGCAAACTTTTTATATCCAAGAACATGATTGGTTGATGAAACAACGTCATTCCAGGTTTCCAGTGGAACTCTAGAATTAAGAGAGTATGCAAAGGTTTGATAATAGTCACTGTCTTGAACTCTCTGAGTGTTAGTGTTTAAGAAACCAGAGTCATCTTGATGTCCTCTTAAAGTCTTGGACATAGATCCCATCTTAAGATAGGACTCATATGACCTTACAGACTTTACAATTCCTTGAGTTCTTGAGGCAGATCCTGTAATAATTTCATTTTCAATAAAAGTTTCTTTTGACTCAATTCTTAATGTGCTAGTTTTTTCGTCATAGAAATTTACTTCTCCCTCTGCAGATTTACTCTTTACAAATTCTCCATTGAAGAATTGATTTTGTCTAATATTTACATTAAACGTTGGGAAAAATCTCTCTGGAATGATGCGTGCGCCAACAGAGTTTTCGCGATCATAATCACCAGGAATAAGAACTCCACTTGGAAGTTCGCCTGCCAGACTATAAGTAACATTACCAATTCCTCCCAAGTTTTCATCAACCTCTGTGATTTCAAACAACTTAAAATCATAACCCTCAGAGTTATAACCAATTCCGGTTGATCCAACGCCGACACTGACACCTTCAATAAGAACTTTATCTCCAACACTAAGTGGGAAAGTTTCTCCACTACTAAAACCAGTGTTTAGTCCAATTGTTACGTTTTGAGTGACAGTGTTAAATCCAACAGTTCCAATACCAATTCCATTACTATTTTGACTTGGAAGTATAGTTGGAATTACATTATTAATTCCTTTAGCATTATTAAGTATTTTTACATTTGTATCACCTAATTCATATACAAGATCAATTTCTTTGACATATTTTTTAGTAACTGCATCAATTACAACAGGTTTTGGTGCAACAGTATAACCTCTTCCCGCAGAAACAATACCAACTGAATCAAGAGAACTTAATGCTTCAATTTCAACTATTTGAGGAATATTTGTGCTTGGTTTTAAAGTTAGGTCTGATGGGAAATCAAATCCAATATCAAGTAACTTAGTATTTTTAATTTTTCCTATCGATTGACTCTCAACTGAAATAATTGCACCTGAACCAGTATCAGTGGTTCCCACCCCAACAATGGTTGAAATACCAGGAAGAGAGTAATAATTACTTCCACCATCAATTACAGTAAATGAATTGATTTCACCATCCGTGTGTGTGCAATCTGTCGTATAATTTAAATTTGATGTTGTTCCAGCGTAAGATACTTTTTCTGGAATTTCTTTGACAAAATAATTAAATGAATTTGTAGCACCAATCGAAACTGCGTATCTTCCGTTGAAACGACTCTCTGTTACCTGAATTTGATTATTTAATTTTACTTCATCATCAGCAAAAATATCACTCTTGATGGCAGGAACATCACCTTCCTCAACAACATCAAAAAAGTAATATAATCGCTCAGGAATTGAGGAATTTACTGACAGAGAAACTTTTGCATCAGCGTCAATCCCAGCTCTACCTGTTCTTGAAACTTCAAAAGTTCTATTATCAAAACTTGTATTCCAAATATTATTACGATTTGCGTCAAGGTAGAAATTAAGTTCAAATGCAGGATGTATCACTCCTTGACTTGTATATGATAGTGATGAATCCGAAAGATCAAATTCTACTGTTGAATTTTTGTAAACATTAATCTTTGGATTGATTAAATTAATTGTCCCTGAAGAGGCACTGGTAATTCCAACAGTCTGTGGTTTTTCTAATTTTGATTCATACTCTGTGTTAGAAAGTTTGAAATTATTATTATCAATTTTTACAATATAATAAATTTTATTATCTGAGAGACCTACTGCAGGAGTTGAAGCAGTGTGAATAATCTTTTCACCAGTATCAAATCCATGATTATTAATAGAAATTGTATTTGTCGAAGTGTTAACACCAGATGCAGTAAAATCTTTTGGATTTACGATAATTCTTCTGTTGAAGTCATTATACTTGACTGTAACAGTGGTTGAAATTGATGGACTTACATCTATATCAACCTCATGTCTCCCTTGAATACCATGAGCTTGTTTAGTTTGAACAGTGACAGAATTTCTCTCTAATTTTGCAGTTATAACAGAGAAATTTGTTTTGAAACTATGATAAACTCCTGTTCCAAATCCAGTAAAGAAGAGAGTGCTAATGTTACTTTGAGTTGCCGCAACACCAACAAACGATCCAGTTGTTCCTAGTCCAACTTTAACAGTGGCAACTCCAATTACATCATTTGAAATTCTTGCCGCAAACAACGTTTGATTATTTGTTAAAGTAGATGCCGCGCCAACAATATTCAAAACATCGATACCACTTCCATTTCCTGGTGAGTATGTTAGTTGATCTCCTGTTTGTAATCCATGATCCTTAATGTAAATTGCTTTTGTGGGAATATCAATTCTTGTCAGTCCAGCACCAGGATTTGTAAATATAATCGTAGAACCAATACCAACACCCACTGCTGTTCCAAGTCCCACACTTTCGGAGGGATCAAAGTAAATTTCTTTGTTTAATCTTGGTGCATAAGTTGTGTTAAACCCTGCAGAGATGGTGAGTTTTCTTGGATTTTCAAGAAGAACACTTGTAATAGTGTGTGATGCTCCAACAACACCATTAATACCTCTAAGAACTCTGATTCTTGAGTTTAAAGTATCAACATTTAAAACTTTTACTTGTTCTGTTCCAATCCCAAGAATATCATTCTCTCTGATTTGAGGATAGTCAATATTACCACTCACTTTAAAGTAAGTGACAATGCCAGTTGCTCCAACAGTTCCTACTCCAGAAGAGGAGGTGCCAACTCCGACCAACGCTAATCTATTTGAAGAAATTCCTGCAGAATAAAATCCACCAATCTTAGATGAAGTTGTTGATAAACCAGTTATAACAACATTATCAAATTTTTTGAAATTATGTGGATTTTCTGCAACAACAAAATAGTCATTTTTTGAAGCAGGATATATTTCAACGTTTGAAATTGTGCTCGTAGCAACACTAATATTTTCAACTTGCTTACCTTTCAAAGTTGCTACTTTAGCAATAGCACCGCTAAAGAATTTAGTATTTTCATTATTAAATACAACCTTATCGCCAACTTTATAACCAGTGCCTCCAGTTTCAATTCCAATTTTTTCTACCTTTCCAGGAGTAACTGATGTTACTTCAACTTTTTGGTTTAATTTATTTGGTGTTGTAATGTAGGAGTAGGAAACATCCCCATCAATTAAATTATACGGATCAGTGCTTCTACAATAATCAAAATCTTCAATTTTAAAAACATCTTGATTTGACTCAGAACTAAAATTAAAAAGTTCTGGTTTTGAATGATATGCTTCACCTATAAGGTAAGGGAAAACTGGCAATTTAAATCCAGAAAAAACTGATCCTTGACCCTGAGCAAGAGAATCGTCAATCGTTGCAAAGTATGCATATGTTCCATTGGGAAACTCTGGCGTAGCACAGAATCTTCCATTGTTTTTATCAAGAACAGATTCATCGACTAATTTTTTATAAGTATAATCCTCAACAAAATATCCACCCGGAAAAACTGAAATAGGAGGTCTCTGAGATTTGCTTAGAGAGTCTTCTTTGTATCCAGATTTCATTTGGGTAACTACACCACCATTTTTACCCGAGAATCCATATGGTCCGTAAATTGGATTTCCATCATATGCCCATCCGATAATTGGTGAATGATTAGAAGATGCTACTTCAATTCCATTCTCTTTGATAATATCATTTTTTCTGTATATAACATTACCTACCTGATCACTAGGATGAACACTCTCTCTAAGAGGTCTAGGAGCGTATAGGTGAGCATATTGTAAACCATATGCATCATTTGTACCTCTAGAAATAAATCCATCATCTGAGGTTATTTTTTCAGTTTCAAAAAATCTATTTACTAAATTAACTCTCCATTCTTGAATAATTGGGAAGAATTGAACTCCAGAACCAGGTTGTTCAATTGTTGCGGTAGTAGTATTTTGCGAATAATTATTACCACCAGAAATTATCTTAATATAGTCTATTGCCTTCGTTTCTGTGGAACCTGATCCAACAGTCTTTAAAACTGGTGTAACAACTGCTCCAACTCCATCTCCATTGATAACAATATCAGGAGTTGAAATATATCCAGTGCCATTACTTTCTACAACAATTTCCTCAATTGCACCATTTTTAATAATTGGTCTTAGTTGTGCATCAGATCCAATACCAGTTACAACATTTGGAAGTCTTTCAAAATTTAAAATCTCAGACGCACCATAACCAACGCCATTTTCAGTCAAATCAACGGATGTTATTTGACCTCTAAAAATTGGTTGTACTTTTGCTTCAAAATTAATATTTCCAGTTGACGCTACACCAACTCTTCCGACCAATGATACTTCAATATCTGGATAGTTAAAGAAATGTGTTCCAACACCAGCGGTTGATAAATCAACATATCTTTTTGTTTTAAAGAAACTATCTTTTTCAGTTGTGACACCTACTTCAGACAACTTGAAATTGTCGTCATCAATTTTTGTAATATAATATTGAGTATTCGTTGTTAGTCCAGTTGGTGCAGTTCCATTGCAGGTATAATTTACAATGTCACCTGAATTAAAATCATGACTAACAACATTGATAATATTTGAAGATGTATTAATACCTGCAGGTGTTATTGTTCTTTTATTATTTTTATATCCTTCTCCATCAGAGAGAACGGTGATAGATTCAATAATTTTTTTGTCTTTAATTGCTTTTATAAATTGAATACCAGATCCAAAAGATGAAAGCACTATGGTATTAATACCAGAAACAGCATCCTCTTGAGTTGGGTGTAGTCTAATTGTTGATAGTCCTACTTGAGATACAAAATAAGACGTATTAGTCGTAAGTCCACCAACTACTGTTTGATTATCTGAAATGTAGAGAACTTTTTCCCCAGTTTTAAACTTGTGGAAAGTTCCAAAACCAATGGTAGATGGCAAAGATCCTGTGGTGCCAAGACCAACATTTCCTCCCACTGAACTGGATTTAAATGAAATTTTGTGCTCAACACTTTTAAGAGACACACTTGCTTCAGCACCTGATCCACCACCACCAGTAATTGTAATTCTAGGAATTTCTTGATAATCAAATCCAGGATCAATTAGTCTTATTTCCTCTAAAACTCCAGAAACAGAAACTGTACCAGTCGCTCCTGTGCCAACCGAATCATTGATCTTAAGTATGGGAGGGTTAATAACGTCATAACCATTACCACCACTTAATACATCAATTTTTTTAATCTCTCCGTATTTTACTACGTCTTTTGATTTATAATTTAATATTTCAACACCATTAATTAAAATACCAGTGAAACCTGGATTGGTTGTATTTACAGTATGTGCTGCTACTGGTGGTAGAAGTTTTCTATAAAGTTTTTGAGTTTCAAGAGTTCTTTTTCTAAAATCATATAAATCAAATCTGCTATTTGTAACGGGACGCGCACTAGAAAGAGTGATATAGTTTGAATTATAAAGTTCAGTTCTGCTTTTTGCTAGTTTAATTTTTCTTGGAGATACTCTTTCAACAAAATATAAACCCTCTCCTCCGTCGTTTCCGTCAAACAAAGATGTACCAAGAACGGTTTTAGTGGTTGATATTCCGGTTTGTCTATTAACTGATGTTTCCTCTACAGATTCAGGAGTGTAGTATAAAGCATCTCCCGTATAAAAACCATGGTCTCCTGTAGAAACAATTTCAAATTCACTACCTACAAAACTTCCAGAAAAAGTAACTGATCTGGATGTAACATTTAAAGAGTTGCCATTATAAAATGGTATAGAGGAAGATGCTACAATAATGTCATCTTCATATTTTTTCTTATATAAATTTTGTACGTTCGAGGAATATATTGCCGCACCAGGAAAATTATTTGATTCGGCTTTTAAAAGAGATCTTTTAGCAACAAATTTTTCTACAAGATTTATCTGTCCTTGCCCTTTTATTAATACAGATTTCTCTGTAACAATTTTTGTGATGGTAGATAACGGTTTGTCACCAGAAACATTACTTGTTAAAGTTAATCTATCACCAACTTTGAAATAATGATTTTTATCAAAATAAATCCGATAAAGGTTATCAGATGCATCAACTAAATTTATCGCTGATACATTATAAGTTGGAGCGGTATTATAATACCAATTACGGTATTTGAATGTCGTATTTGCTATACCTAGGGTGTTAATTTGAATGGTGTCATTAATTCCATGGTGAAAAGTATTTGGATGTTCACAATCAACAATTACATTATTAATTCTTACTTCAATAGTTTCATCAAAATTATTTTTAGATCTTCCATATGCAAAAGTGTTAACCCCTACAATAGCAGAGTCAAGAATTGTCTTACCAACTCCAGTAACTCCAAAAAATTGATTACTAGACTTTGAAGTATATGAAACAATTCCGGTTGTAGTATCGTTAAATGTTACAAATAGTGTGCCACTGGTTGCAAAACCAATAGTTGAGTCAACATCAAGAACAGTAAGACCAATTCCTGCATTACCGATTAATCTGGTTTTTGGTTGAACTCCAAATTCACCATATATTGATCCATCTACTCTAATATCTTTATTGGATCCAGCATCCACACTCAATCTGTAAAATGTTTGTCCGGTGCCCGTAATAATGGTTTCAACATTAGATATTGGAGCATATGCTTTTTCTTGATCATCATACGCATCTTGATAAAGAGTCATCAATTCAAGATTGACTGGATCTCCCTTAACTGGTTCTACAACCAAATCATTTGTGACATTATACTGAGCATTTGAAGGAGTAAATAAAAATTCTCCTGGTCTAACAACTTTTACATTCTCAGAGTAAAGTGCTTTAAATAAAATTTCGTATGATCTATCAGTTCCTTTACTTAAGTAAAAATCTCTTGAATTTTTAAGAAAAACGTTTTGATTTAAATTTTGATTTAAGGTACGGTTTTCAAGTCCTGGTAAAATTTGAGACTTTGTTTTAGTTAAAAATTCTTTTAGGAATAAATTGGATAGATTGTCAACTCTTGCTCCAAAAGTGTGTGCAGCGCCAACACTCGTATCAAAAACCAACTGCTCTGGATTTGATGGAGATGTATATGAAGTAATACCACTAAAACCTCTTACACACCCAGTGAAAGATGATTTTGTTTTTCCGGTGTAAGTAATAATTTCATCATCAATTTTAAGAAGACCATATGTATCAGGAAACCCATCAGTTCCTGCAGGATATTTTGAAAGGTCAATGTTTATAACACTTTCAAATGGATTAAGAACAGTGCTTAATCCAACATGTGTTGATAAGTTTGTAGTTTCGTCAATCTTGACATACTTGTCAATATTTTGCAGAAGATCAAGAGGAGCTCCTTGATATTCTTGAGCGATATAATATTGTTTTAAAAATTCGGTTACTAAAGGAAAGTCCTCTCTAACATACTGAGGGACTTGGTTTTTTACAACGGAATTGATTTGAATTCTTTTCTCTGACATTTTATCCTTATTGATTAGTAACCGCTTCCGCCGCCTGATCCAGATCCACCTGTTGATGAACCAGAAGTGCTAACGGTAGTTGAAGGTACAGATGTTGTTGTGGTTGAAGTAGTAGTGGTAGGTCTAGAACTTGTTGTTGTTGGTGTAGAAGTTCTTACAATAGATCCTCTACCACCCTCTCTTACAAGATTACCATTTGGATAACTTGAAGTTACAATATAAGTTGATCCTGCAGGATCTAATCCCGAAGAAATTTCATCCACAACAGTTTCAAAATTACTGTTACTTATATCTAGTTGCAAATAAAGATCCTGTAATCCAATAACATCATTTGAACTAGGTGTTGCTTCAATTTCTATAATTGTCTGTCCATCTTTCACCATACCACCTTGAATATTAACAGGATTTATTGTTATAACACCATTTATGTAATCAATAAAACCAACATTTCTTCTAATGATTGTTGGAGTCTGTGATCCAACTGCGGGGAGAGTAAAGAAGAAAAGAGTTCCTGTTTCCCTATCAGGTCTTGGTAAATCTCCTAAGTAAACATCTTGTGCAATTCCATCAACTTTAAATGCAGATGTTTTAATATTAAATCCATCAGGATCTTTGACTTGGAATCTATTACCAAATCCAATTTGATATTCAGCAAAACCATTAAGGACAACTCTCAAATCTCTTCTCATGCGAAGAGTTGTAATATTTGAAGTAATTGATTCGTGACTATCGTCAACAATTTTTAAAAACTTACTGTATTTAAATCTAGCGCCATACTTATTAAGTTCAGATGATTCAGCGTACTTGTTAGCATTATTTTGAACCACAGACGACACAAATGCTGACGACTCTGCCATATTTGTATTATAATATACTTTAGAGTCAACTTCAATGTAAAGATATTTGAGATCAAGTATTTCTGGAACAATGCCAGCAACGGCAAATTTCTTTAATTTGTTCTTTATTTTTTGCTTGATGAGATTGGGTAAAAAATCACCAGTTCTTGGTTTAATACTAATAAACACCTTTCCATATTGAGGAGGAACTAACTCTTCACCACCAAAAACGGAAATAGACTCCGTTTCAGTATAAATTCTTGCAGGAATTAGTGTTTCATAATCATCTGCTGTAAGTGCTCTATTTTGTGATGCATAGATCCTTGGAGCATACCTACGAATAGACTCCACAGACTCGATTATATCGCCCCCAGAGGA